GCCAGGTTGTAAATAGAATGGTAGGTTCTCCAACATGAGTGTGACACGTGATAGCATCTCCCTTGCAGTTGCACCTTTATTCGCCAAGATTGCAATAGTCTTCTCACTATGAAAACAAGCATACCATAATATGTATCCGACTGAACTGATTGACTTACCACTTTGTCTACAGGCAAGAATAATAGAAAATCTATTATCATTAAAGTGACGGAACATTTCTTCCTGATATGGGTATAATGTAAAGGGAACTAGTCCTTCATCAAGTGATATGACCTTTAGATGTGTCTTACAGAAGTGTACAGGGTCTTTAGAACACTTTATATATTCTTTGACTTCTTCTTCGGTGAACTGGTGTTGTACTCCATCTCGTTTAACATTTATGTTACCGAGATAGGAGTCATTATTCTTGAGGTTCTGCATCGATTATCTTTGTTTCACTTTCTTGGTGAAGTAATCTCTGCAAGTCAGTAGTAGTTCCTATAAACAGATTATTGGTTTGGTTCTCAATCTGTTTTAGTTCCTTCTCTTCCCTATTAATGTCTTTATGTTTTTTATTCAAATCCATCAATTTATCATTAACGTCCGAAATACCTTTCATCATATTTGAAAGAACTTCGAATGCACGAGGATGCTCTGACTCACGAGCGACTTCAATCATTAGGTTCAAAGATTCACGACCCTTTTCTATTAGGTCATAATACGTATCACGAGAGTACTCGTAATCATCTTTGATTCTTTTTTCGTCATGTTTATCGGTCATTATATACTACTATCCAATATTGATTCCGTGAACCCGTAATCACTATCAGCACTTACACCGACAGGGGTTGGAACAATTTTTAGTGTCTCCAAGTATTTATCCTCATCGTTAAGACCCGAATTCTGAAGGAATATGTTGTTACGTACATCACGGATAATAGAACTTTGTCCAGTAGGCCCATAAAACGATATTTTCATTTCATATGAAAGAGTATATATGATAGTTCTTCTTTGTTCTATCGCACCCTCGAAATCATCTTGAAACGCAATACTTGTTAATGAAATAGGAACGTCTTCTGTTAATGATGGTATATCACTAAATGGTTTCATTGTCAAGGTCATTTGTGGTGCAAAATATGGTAAGATTTGTTCTACTATTTGTAACGCATCATCCTGAGACTTTGCATATACATTTAAATCGAATCCTATAGTATAAGGTGTCGCAGTATATAATTTATTTCTTTTTGTTAAATCTGAACCAAGAGTTTTGGATATTGTATTTAACTTGGGTAATTGTCGAGCAGCATCATATACCATAGAAGTAATTTCAAATGACATACGTGGTAACTTAATTGCAACTCTACGTTCATTCTCTTCACCATTATCCATCTCCTTTAGTCTAGAGATGAAGTTTCTTTTTGGTGCATAGGATAGAGGAACCTTTACTTGAGAGATTGTCTCACCCGCATTGTTATGTCGCAACACATAAAGGTTATTGAACATAGAACCAAAAATAGATACCGCAGTTCTTATTCTTTTGTGATAAAACCATTGTCCTAACATTATGATATATCTCCAAATGGATTACTCTCTGAGAAGTCGAGGAAGTCTGATTCGAAGTCATCAAAGATTTTATTCTGTGCATCTTTCTGAATGTTCTGTAATTCAGTTACTAGAGTGGGTGATGCTTTTGCTTCGGATGTATCACCTACCACTAAACGACCCGTTGTCCATGTATGGAACTTACCATCGGTTGCACCTGAATGTACGATATTCATAACAAGGTCAGAGTCACTCCACTTAGTGAGTTCACCTTTCATGGAATAATTATCAAATGTCTGTGTTACTGTTTCACCAATAACAAATCCTGTGGAACTATTTCCTGTACCTGTACCATCGGAATCTAAAGTCACTTGATATGTGTATGCATCGGTGAGTTCTAAATCATCGATACCTTCAATCTCAGTATCAAAATCTTCGTCACTATATTCGAAGAGTTCTGTTGATAATCTGAATGTAGGTAAATCTTTTAATTGATAGAATGGTGTCTCGGTCTCTACCTTTTGTATTTGGAACATAGACTTTGACATAGGGAGATATATGATATCACCTTCTCTAGGTCTAAAGTCTCTTTTGTCTAGATTGTTTCCAATCATCTGTTTCCATCTTTTTCTCGAAACAACAAAAGTTGCTTGGTCTCTTAATTCAATACCAAACTTAGTAAAGATATCACCTTCACCATCAAACCCATCTGCATTCTCTATGTACATCTCTAGTTTATAACTAGAAGAGAAACGTGAAGGTACGTCATCAAGGAATATTTTATCCTCGTTGACTATCTCACGAGGAAGATAGTATACGTCTTGACCATACATTTTGATTGCTTCTATAACGAGATTTTCGTACAGATTTTGTTCAGAACGTTGTCCGTATTTAAAGAATGGATTGGTTGCCATCTAATTACCCTATAAAGAAATTTGGAGGAGAATCATATTCGAGTGTCATTCGTGTTCGAATCAGTTCGATTTCTGCATTTGCTTCTTCAATCAGTCTTTGTCCGTTTATGTTAACACCGCCAGGTAATGTAACACCTTCAAATTTAGAGAGGTTTTCACCCCATTGTTTTTTGATAAGGTTAGTTGCAAATTCTTTTAAGAATATCTCATCATAGAAAGTATTTGCAGAACCGTCAAGTGCTTGACTTACAAACACATCAACAATTATATAGTCTCCTGCTTTTAGGTCTCCTTTATCACCTTGCTTTAAATCACCCTCAATGAATAAAACATTGTTTCTTCTCAAGTATACAATCTGTGGGTGTCCTGTCAACTTAAGGTCAACCATAGAAAGATGTTGTTGAAGTTGTTCATAGTATGCCATCTCACCAACACCTTGTGTTAAATCACCAAGGTCATTCATTCTCAATTGGTATTGAAAGTCCATGAAGTTGTTTGATGTTCCACTATTTGCATTTATAGCGAATACCCCCGCAACAGAAATCATTCTATTTGCAATGTTTACCCAACTTGGATTTGCTGTTCCTTCATTCGCAACATCATCTCTAATATCATTAAAGTCAATTCGACCCCTATCTATTTGATACTGTGTAATCTTTAGTGGTAATCTCAGATTGTGAGAACCATCACCGTGATGTTCAAAATACATTTGTAATGCGTCATCAACCCTATCATCGATTTGGTCATCACTGACATTGATTTCTACAACAGGATAACCCAACCTACGAAGACAATAGTCTGTAAGTTTTTCCCTTGAATCTATTTTACTATATGTACTATATGCCATAATTTATCTCTTTAAATCCTTATTAGTACTATTCTGCACTAATCTTATATTTGTTAGTTCTCTCGGTGGTTTCTCGACCACTCTGTTTAGTGAAGTTTTTCTCGTCTCGTAAACCAGTATCGGGTGTACCATCTCCCTCAAAGTTACTACCAATATATCTTTTCATCTTGGTATCCCTCAACGTGAACTGTATTTCTGCGTCTAAAATTCCCTGTTGTCTCAACCAACTGTGAAATGCGGGTCTAATTTCTGTGTTTACTTTAGTGTGTACCCATGCCTTACTACCTGACGCATTGTTAGGATATGCAAGAAAGGTTATGGTAAATCTATTAAAGGGACTACCATCATCCCCGTAACTCCAAGTACTGTCTTTCTCTGATAATCTCCCACCCACAAAATAGGTTAAGGGTTCTGTGTCATGTGTTACTTCTAGGAGACACCTATGATAGTCTGCTTCAGTACTAAGTTCAGGATGTTCGGGGTCAAAACTTGCATAACTTTTTCCAGCATTTACAACCCAATCAATCCTATCTTCATCTGTCCTCAATTCGTTTGGTATTTCCATAGACTCTTTAAAAGATGTTATCGAATCTGTAACTGCTTTTATAAGCGCAGTTTCATTCAGAGATGTCTTCGTTACTTGTGTAAATGTAAATGCCATTATTCGTCTACCAAATCTAAACTTGAATCTAACGCAAGTTGATAATTATTCGCCTTAGCACCCTCACTGAGTGACATATTTGTATTAAGGTCATAGTTATGATTTTCATATCTATTTTGAATGGTACTTCTCATTGCAGTTGCCTCATCCCTGTATACTATTTTAATGTCTCGACAACCATTAGAACGTGCCCAAACCCTAAATCCCTTTTTCATCTCAAATACATCGGTTGCGATATATCTTCTATTACCGTCTTGGTCAGTTCCATATATGAGATACGTTATGTCTATTCTACCCGTATCTCTATCTATGTCACCACCCATGTAAAAACATATATGTGCATTATCATTATACACCTTACAAAGAAACCCATCTGAAGCAGTTATTAGATTAGTCGCACGTGTCCTTAAATGTGTTTTCTTCTCATCGTCCGTTGCAGAACCTAAGTTTGCAGCAGTCCACGGATACGCTTCTACTAATGAAGTCCAAGATGATTCGATACATGCATTATATGATGTCAAATCAAAATTCTCTGTATTAGATATGTCTGAAAAAGTATATGATGCCATAATGTTATTTATACCCTTAGTTTAAGAGAGTTCCACTGTTGTTATACACATTAATTCTATAGTATGTACCATGTTGTCCATCAAGTGTGTCCGCATCTATACCATTTCCCGAACCCTCATCCGCAGTAGTCAATACTCTATTTGAGTTAACATACAATGCTTGATTAGATGTGAGTTTATTCAAACCACCTGTTAATCTTACAGAGTTGTCTGTAGTATCACCATCGGAGTCATAGAAATCAATCATCTTACCGACATCTGTAACACCATCAGAAGCAGTGTGAACTATCTTGTCAC